AAGTACTTAATAGTAATAAAAAGTAATATCAAGAAAAAAAGTTAAAAAGTAATAATGGGACACAAGATGGAAAATGCTTGACAAATAGTGTTAGACGTGAATAATGACATTATATGAAGATAAACATCGGCTTCTCAACCAAAGAGAAAACGCAAAAAGATGATATCAATAAGCTGAATTTGGGATTTGTACGCGGCTTAATTTATAAGTGGTCAGTAGAGAAGAAAGCCTCCAGCAAAGAGGTTAACAGAGTGATTGAAATGTTATATAAAATCCGGCAAGAAATGGAATGAAATATCATCAACAAATAAAAGATACTCAAAGAATGTACAATTGGATAAATAGTAAGTATATGAATGAAATAATTAAATTTAAACCAATTATAACATGTAAAAGAGTAAAGGAAATACTTTCGGGGTGGAGAAATGGAAACAAAGAAGCTTGATAAATGGATAAAGAAATAAAATATCGTTCTGAGATAAGAGATATTAAAGAAGAACAAAGGAAAGTGAACTTTGCAGCAAGTGAGTATATGGATAGAATAATTAAACTTGAAACTATGGTACTGGAAGAAAACAGTTTTTGTAAGTGTGAATAGATATGAATAAAGTGATAAAGAGCGGAAATGAACATACAATCAATTATTATAACTGCGAGCAATTTGAGTTTAGCGCGGTAATGACAGGAGTAGATAAGAAATATACGTATACTCCATATTTTAAGATAAACAATAAAAATGGTAAAATTATAAATAATGGGTTTTTAAATAAAAAGGGTAATAAATGAATAATAAGCCTTGTCAACATATATATTTTACTTATGCCGATGAAATAGTATATTATATTGACACAGCAAAGCATAAAGGCACTTATGCAGCATATCACAAGGACAAAATAATACAGACATGGTACTATATATGAGCGATAAAGAAGATTGTGAATCAATATGAAGAGTAAACAGAAGACAATAATGGATTTAAACATGTTTGAAATGATGGAAGTATTAAAAACAAGAGACAAGAGAATAATGAAAGAGTATTTAGAATGCAACCTGGGTAAAAATTATAAAGCAAGAAGCATAAATCCGGATATGAAGGTAATAAATGAGAGATAAAGCAGATAGAGATTTTATATGGAGTTTAATGCCTGACTGGATAAAAGCGCAGCCTGCAGGTCTCTGTCCTACGATGTACGGCACTTCAACTGTAAAAGGGGATAGAGAAGCATGTAAAAGAGTAAGGGAAATACTTTTCGGGGTAGATAAATGAGTGATAAAGATAAAAAGAAGTTGGTTAATAAAGATATAGAAATGAAACGGGTATTAAAAACAGGTTGGATAACCGTAGATTTGTGTAAGAATACAACGACAAAGCCAAAATTTTGTGAAGTATGGGAGTATAATGGATAATAAAGATAAAATCGGGCAGACTACAGAATACACTGATAACTCGGGACACCTAGTAACAGAGACTATACTAGAAGACAGCACCGACCTTCTCAACAAACATAAAAAGAGCAATATGGGTAAAATACCCCTAAAAGACAGAATAACCCCTAACAACAACATAAACCAAGACATCCAAAACAGTAACACTAATAATGAAGATAGTAACACGATCCTTGAGCCTGATTCTGAAATACAAGAAAATAAACGTGATTCTTCAGGCGTGGTTATTCAAGGCAAAGGCAAGGCAGGATTTCAACCAGGAATTTCAGGAAATCCAGGCGGAAAACCGAAGGGTAGGACGGTTGCAAGTTATATAAGAGAGTTGGGCAAGAAGAAGATAAATGTTGAGGGTAAAGAGAAGAGGGAAGCACGAAATAAGCTACTGGCTGAGAAATATTGGAAAGATGCACTGGGAGGTAGCAAGGCAGCTATGGAGACTATACTCGAAAGAACCGATGGAAAGGTGGTAGAGAAAAAAGAAATCGCGTTAAGCAAGTTGAGTGACAAGTTACCAGTACATGAGGAGCAATCTATTATCGCAGAGTACACAGTACAATGATAAGAAGGTATTGTAAAACATGTCTATATAAGACAAGTAGCACTTGTAAAGTATGTGATAAGCGTATGTTACCGCCTTCAAGGTGGGTCGACAAACAGGATGTTTTATGGAACAATGAACATGTAGTTGCTGCTTAAGCTTAAAATGATAAGAAGATACATAAACAACTTGATAGAAGCTATACGAATAGCGGAGATAAAGAGATCTTATAACAAGTATCTTCATGTTCTTGTGTATGGTGGCATAGTGGGTAGTATAGACAGTCTGCCTATAATAAAGACTAAGATTAGTTTATTACATGATAAAAGGACAGCCTAACATAATGAACCAAGGATTTTATTTTAAATAACTATAAGACATGGAGCACCATGAAGAGAGAGCCAGGAAGCAGGGATATAATAGGAGACATTAAATTAGATTCATTATATATGAGTAAAGAGGGCGGGGGTAAAGCGTTGTGAGTCTGTGGAATATATATATGGTAACTACACACATCTACCTAACATATTTTTTCAAGAATCAAGGTAAATTATGGATAAAGTTCAAGAAACCAAGTTAGAATGGGATGAGATTAAAAAGCCTTTAAGTAAATGTGTTGTAACTTACGAGATTTATGTACACATGAAAAAGTATTTGAAAAATTTTAATAAGGATGAGTTTATAATTATATAACCATGGAAGCTAGAATCTACAAAGATTGTCTTTCAAGATGTTTACTCTGTAACGGGAAAGATGTTCTATTATTAGACACAAGTCAAACGTGCATGGAATTATGTTTTGATTGCATTAAGAAGTTATTTGACGGATACGAGAGAAAAAAAGCCATTGAGGATAATTTTGAAGCTATGAGGAGAATGGTACTATGAATCTCAAACAAAGGATATGGTACGAGGGACATAGTTCAGTTAAACAAGTTGTTGAATTTAGTCATCTTCAGAACAAAGATTCATGGGACGCGGACATAGTTTTGAGGTTTCCATTTGATATTGAAAATTTTTTAAGAAAGAGGTTTGTTCCTTATAAGTTGATTTTAATGATAATAGGTTGGTATATTGTCATTTTTAGGGAGAATCGGCTAGTAAACTGGTTTTTTAGTTCATAATAGCTATGGAAAAGAAAATGAATAAAACCATAAAATTTGTAGACTGTGTACCTGAATATCGTAAAAAACACTATAGAGAAAAGCCTCCTGAGATGAGTAATAGGCAATTAAATGAGATGCTTGAGACTATCTGGTGTGTAGATGCCATAAAACATGTTTCAAGACCCAAGTTTAACTATAAAGGAGTTGAGTTGCCATGTTAAGAGTTTTAGCCCTCATATTCATTTTAATTGTGGTATTCTGGGGGATTTTATGGGGAGTTGATTTGATTACAGATTGGATAGGCCGGAGGGTTGATGGATCTCAGTAAATTGTCAGATGACATCCTTATAGATTTTATTAAGTTTGGTGGGGAAACATCTAAGAAGTTGGCGATTAGAGAGATAACTAAACGACATTTAAAGTGCAAAATAAGGAGTGTCAGTAGAAGTATGCCGGAACAAGACAGGAGGAAAGATGGATAAAGTATTTTGTAAAGATTGCAAATATGATGGAAGCCGAATGTATGAATTTGAGTGTAGTGATTGTGCTGTGTGGCATGAGTATGCTGATTGTTATGAATGGTTTGATAAATTGATTCGGAATAAAAATGGTGAATGCACATATTATGAAAAACTTCTTATTGTTGTAGATCCAGTTATACCAGTTAAAAAGAAATGGTGGAAGAGAAATGCCTGATATAAACGAAGCTATACAAGACGTAAGATCAGCACGTTTCGCAGGGCCGCAGGCTGTAGGGACTAAGTATGATCAGTTGTTACAAGCCCTTAGAGGCGGTTACCAGCGGGACGTTAATAAAACAGCACCAATTCCACAACAGATTTCTCCGGGCAGGGATCAACTTCTCAGGCAGAAATACCAGGGACAACTTGCGGGGGTTAATCAAAACCTTCCTCAGCAGCAAAGACCCTTATTTGATAACCCCCTCCCTGCCCTTCCGCCACCGGACGCGGCGTTAGATTTTCAAATAGCGCAGGGTATTATGGAACAGTCTTTCAGTAAGCAGAAGAAAAATAAGAAAAGTTTAATGAGGATAGCCGGCAAGTACGGATTGAAAGTTAAGGAGTACCAGCCACGAGACATTTTCGGGACACATACTTTTAGATTAGAGACTTTTGACGGTACTGTTGTAAGAAATCCGGAAGACTTAGAGCAGGAGACTTCTTTCAGGGAACCTTCGAGGTTTGACGAAAGGGTAAGGAGGTTTTCGCAGGGATGAAATATCTAAGAAATTTAGTTAGATGTCTTAATGCCTTTAGGTGGAAGTTTGTAGATACTGAATTATTTGAAATTTTTATGGACGATTACAGATTTTATGCAGGGGCACAGTGGGATGAGTCCGCCTTTGATCGAGACAGGGTGGCAATCAACAAAATAACTGATTTAAGGGAAACGATATGAGTGATTTTTGTACAGGATGTCAGGAATTTATTTTAAGAAAAGAAGATGTGGAAAAAGATGGAATAATTGAAGAAGTAGAATACCACAAATGCCTTGTAGACCATATCGGCTGTGAGAATGTTAAAGAATGTAATTACAAGGTGGTAAAGTCAAACTATAGATTTGAGACAAAAGATGGATGATGCAGACATATTAAGACTTTTAGATCTTATGAAAGAAGCCAAACTTACAGGCGAGATAAGAATAATATTTCATCAGGGAGGAATAAGAACAATAGTCCCGATGAAGAAATTAAAATGGAGCGATTTGAAGTGAAACAAATAACTTTAAAGTTTGTAAAACCTCCTGAAAAAAATAAAGATTATTTAGTAATACCTGTTGAAGACATAGGATATTTTCCTAAAGAATGGTGGGAATGGGTTGAAAGAACTGCAACATTTACCGGGGGAGAAATAAGAAAAGTAATATTATAAAAATTCGTTAACGGTAGCTATAGACCTCCTTCGGGAGACAACTAAAAGACCGCATTACTAAAAAGTGATGTGGTCTTTTTTTGTGGAGTAAGAAATGTGGAAAAGATTGTCGCTATTAAGTGATTCTGAATTAAGTGAGATGGTTGAAATGATCAAAGAAGATGAAGATGGTGCAATGGATGGGTGGTATTTTTGGGCTGTACAGATGGAGTATATATTAAGTGTACATATTTAATAAAAAAGAAGCAAATTATAAAAATGATTACGTAAAGATCACTGAAGATCTTAACGAAGCTCAACGTGATAAAGACGAAGAGTTTTTAAGAAAACGTATCTCCGTTCTTTCTCGTTATGATTTGTTCTTTCTTCTTTATTTCGTTTTGGATGTAAGACCCATTAATCATCCTTGGTTAGTTGACAGGGTGAGGGAGATTGAAGACTCTCACGACAGGACTTTAGACCTCTGGGCGCGGGAACATTATAAATCGACTATCATTACTTACGCCCTTACTATTCAGAAAATACTTAAAGATCAGAATGTTAGATGTGCTATATTTTCAAATACCAAAGGACTTGCAAAAAAATTCTTGCGGAGAATTAAACTAACTTTTCAAACCAATGAATTGTTAAAAGCTACATTTCCTGAAATTCTATATGAAAATCCTGAAACACAAAGTCCCAAATGGAGTGAAGATGACGGCCTTTTGGTGAAAAGAACAGGAACCGCATCTTTTCAGGAGATGACCTTAGAAGCTCATGGAGTTACAGAAGCTATGCCTGTAGGCATGCACTATACTGAAAGAATTTATGATGACCTTGTAACATGGGATTCTACTCGTACAGGCGAACAGATTCGAAAAACCAAGGAAGGTTTCGAGATGTCTCATAATCTTGGAATAACCAAAGGTGTGGGTAATGAAGGATATGTTCGGATAATAGGGACACGTTATGATTTTCATGATCTTTATTCGGATTTAATTAAAGGAGGCGACTGGAATGTTCGTGAACATCCCGGAGATCAAGCTCCTAAATGTTATTTAAGTGAAGCGGTTAAAAAACATCCCAGGTATGTTGCTGTAGACAAGCCTTTTTGGGATGAAGAAATAATTGATCAGAAAAAAAAAGACCTTGGTAAATATACATTTGCCACACAAATAAGTTTAAAACCAGTCTCAGAGGATGAGCAACGGTTTGAAATTGATTGGTTGCAGTACTACACCGTTGCTCCGAGTCCTCTCAATAAATATATTCTGGTAGACCCCGCAGGCGATTCAAGGAAGAAAGGATCTTCTTATACTGTCATGCATGTAGTCGGGGTAGACTGGAACAAAAACAAGTACCTTTTGGATATGGCTAGAGACAAACTATCCATGAAGGAAAAATGGGAAGTTCTTAGAGATTTATTTCTTAAACACTCTGAGGGTTCTTCGACAGTTATGAATGTTGGCTATGAAAAGTATTCAATGCAGGCTGATATTGCCGCTATACAAGAATGGCAACTTGACGAGCATATAGTCTTTGGTATTCAGGAGTTGGGCGGAAACGTGTCCAAGAAAGACCGTATTCGCAACGCTTTAGTCCCGGACTTTCAATACGGAAAGTGGTATCTGCCTAAAGAATATTGGTACACCGATAAACAAGGAAAGACAAGGGATTTGATTAAAGAATTTATAGAAGAAGAATATAAACATTTCCCTAACGTGACGTATTTTGACATGTTAGATGCTTTGGCCAGAATCGGAGATGAGAAGTTAGGCGTAGTTTACCCGTCTGCACCTGCGAGGGTAGTTGAAAAAACCACACTTCCTTATTGGATGCCCACAAGACGGAAACGACATTTAAACTGGATGGCAAGATGAAAGTTGAAAGAGATGTGTTTGAGAAAATGCCTTTAGAGAACCAAATGTTGGTTATTTTTGACAGCATTGAGGATCTTAAAAAAGGGATAAACATTAAAATTGCATTTTACGCTGTTATCGGAGGAATCCTAGGCGGCGCAGGGGTGAAAATAAGCCCCTTAATATTTTAAAGGAGAAATAGTATGGCAGAATTAATAGTAGGAAGGGACGAAGAAGGTATAGATCGTATTCCCAGAATAGATGGAGCAACGAGTTCGTTTTCAACAGTGAGTTTATCACATGAGAAAATACATAATGGGAAGCATTACACTATAACTTACGCCGTGGCAGATCTTGGGGCAGCCACTACTCCTAACGATATGATGACTTTAGCTTTTACGACTCCAAACACTACAGCGTGGTTGCATATGCTTATAACAGCAACTTCAGCGGCAGGTACAAGGTTTAGATTTATAAGAGGTAAAACAGGAGGTGGCGGTACTGGAACAGGGATTATAGATGCTCAGAACAACAACCACAATAGTTCGAATACTTCGTCTATTATAAATCAAGCAGGTACTCCGGCAGCGGGTAGTGTGACATATGACTCAACTTTGTTTACCGGGGGCGTTTCGGTAATAGATGTTTTTATAGGGACAACCGGGCAAGGCAATGCAGTTATTGGTGGCGAGGCCCGTGGAGATAATGAGAACATCCTTAAGCAAGACACTGAGTACCAAGTTAGTTTATTCAATACAGCTAATGTTGCAGGCAGTATAAGTTTAAGTTGGTATCATCACAGGAAGAAAAATTAATGAGATATTTAATACCAATACTATGTCTTTGTATAAGCTGCACAAGTTTTAACGAATACAAATATAAAGCAGATTTGTTTGATAGATTACATTCTGTTGAAGCTAAGTATAAATATATAATCCGTATGAATAAAGATTCAGTGACTTTTTACAGATATGATCCGATCACAGGGAAATTGCAGAAAGTGACTAAAAAGTTTAGGGAAGACAGGAGCTTTGTATTTTAATGAAGACTAATGCTTGGGGTAAAACACAAAGATCATGGGGCTTTGAAGTCCGGGTTGATTTTACAGATGAAGATGCCGGGAAAATATATAATGAGGTTCTAGTGTTTGATAAGGAACCTGATGAAAGTACCCTTGAATCTGCGATTATAGAATATGAAGAAGAGTTGGTTATTAGGATAGAACAGCAAGCAGAATTTGAAGCAGAACTATTAGCTGAAGAGATCGCCAAGATGAATGAATTGATTGATGCTAAAATTGAGATAGACAGATTGACAAAAGAAAATAAAGAATTACAAGATGAAATAGATGATTTAACAGGGGTGTATCTATAATGGGAAGTCCATATAATTGCTCAGTTAGTGGGCCTTGGAATGCCGCTGGTACAGATACGTGGGGGCAGGGTTTGGGTGTGTTTCCAAATGCTCCGGGGGACGTTTGGAATCTTGGTGTTAATAAAACTGTAACATATAATGTAAGCTCTGCCGTAGAGCTTGGAAATGGAACTATAAGTGCTTTATCAAGATTGTTATTCAGTCGAAGTATGTCCACGTTGTTAAGCATGGGAGATAATACTATTACAGTCACAGGATTTAATGCAGGATTGAGGGCTTTTCTGGATATGGGTACAATAGCAAGTCCTATTCCCGCCGCTTTTACGGCAGGACTTCTATTCAACACCACTTCAGACGGAGTAAAAGGAATTTTCAATGCTAATTCATTTGGGGATTTAACTTTTGTAGGGCATGAAGACTATTACGGGGCTGACGGAGAAACTGTTTTAAATGCGGATATAGTAGCAACTGATACAACTTTTACAATAGTAGGAAATTATTCAGCCAAATGGCAGGATGGGCAGGAGATTTATATACATAAGGGGAACGCTGCTCAAGGAATAGATGATATACGTTTAGTTACATTAAATGGCGCACCTTCCAATGCAGCAAACTCAGTTTGCACAATAAACGAGGCTGCTTTTTCGGATACTTATAATGCAGGGGCAAAAGTAGTCAATGCCAGTAAAAATGTTTATGTAGGTAAAGTAGGAGCATCTTTGGTCATAGGTTCAGTAGGATATAATACAAACAGACCGAAAATCAATTTAGTGTCGGCAATTGCAACTTCTTTTGTAGCTGATAATGCAATGTTTACAGGAATGTATGGTTTAATTTTTCCTATTGCTAATCAGATAACGAACTGTACGTGGAGGAATGGAAAGACGGTTGTCGATTCAGCGAGAGGAATTAATCTTACGGGAAATTATATTGTTAATCAAGCTCCGGTATTAGATTCTTTGGGATGTGTTTTAAATGGGAATTGGATCAGAAATGGACAGTGCGTAAACAATGGGATGTTTCATTCCTTAGAAGGTGATTTTTATTTTAATATTACGTGTTCTTTTGAAAGTCAATCTAATTTTCTTGTCGGAAACTTTTTTGGAAATTCTATAGTTATAAACAAAGGAAGTGGTCATATAATAACGGGCAGAATTGGTTATGATGGGAATGACACTTTGATGGCTAACGGTGATGATTTTGGTACTTATATACTCAAGGCGGTATCAAGATCGTTCAAAATGGTAACACCTCCGGTTTTCTTTCAAAGAAACTTTCTTGTGACGACTCAGCATCCTGGAAATCTTGGATTGTATTGTGAAAATTATGGTGAAGTGAATGGTGCAAGTTATGCTTTCACATTGTGGGGGGATGTGATTAAGAACACCGTAACCGTGCGGCCGGGGGGTGCACCAGATTCCATAGAAGTCATACCGTTGTCAAGATGCAAAGAGTTAGCTCCTATTCAATTTTTAGACTGGACTGTAAACGCTGTCCCTGCGGCTTCTCAAAACAAACACCTCCGCATTCGTGGTTCAGGCTGGACAGGGTTTCCAACAAATACAAAATTATGGTTTGAAGCTGAATACATAAGTAATGCAGTAACTTTGGAAAAAACTATAGTCAAGTCGACTGCCGTATTGGTTGATAATATCACATGGGAAACATTTTCAATTCCGGCATTCACTCCGGCTGTTGTCGGGGTTGTACGGTATCGAGGTTTCCTGGCACATTACGAAGCCGCAAGTAAAATCTTTGTGGATAATGCGTTATACTGATGGCGATAAACGGAGTATGGGTAGATGGCGAAAGTCAAACACCACAAGAGTATTCTCCAACTACAGTGTTGTGGGATTGGAACGATGGAGAGAGTGGGGCAATAGTCGCTAATGCAGTAGGCGCGCCGGTGACAACACTGAGCAATTATTATTATAACGAATATTTGATGGGTGGAAATCAGTAATGCAGAAGAATGTTTCAGGCCAAAAATGGAGAGTGTTTGCTTTTAACTTGACAGACAATGTTCCTGTTACCGGGGACTCTGCTAATATTACTGGTAAAATAAATATTGATGGAGCTGGAGCTGGTGCAATTGCAGATACTAATCCAACCGAAATCGAAGATGGCTATTATGAGTTTGATTTAAGTCAAGGTGAAACCGATGGGGATAATTTAGATATATATCCGGAAAGTTCGACAGGTGATGTTCAGGTAATTGGTGTCCCTGGAAATTATGTAACAACACCGCCTAATCACAGTATAATGTATATTCCTTTTCAGATAAGCGACGTTGATTTAGCAAATTCTGCTGCTGTACCATTGGGATTCAAAGTTATTGATTTATATGGAGATTTGCCAACCACAGCAGAAATAACTCCGGGTTCTATCGTAGTAGCAAGAAAAGCAATAGGTGGCGCCGCTTTTTCAATAATTACAAATACGGCATGTAGTAAAAATGATGGATATATATACAACAATGAAGTTTTTAGTTCAGGAAGGGGTTATTTTGCAGGCGATTCCATATGGGTTAGATTTTATAATCAGAAAGTAACAATAAATTCTATAGAGTATATATTAAGTGCAGCCCAACCTTACTCGATGAATTTCAGTATAAGACAAACTATGAGAGGTACTGACGCTGCTGGAGTTAATACAGAAATGCTTGACGTGTTGACTATAGATACTTTTGCAGAAGTGGGACAGGAAACACCAGCAGCAACACAGAGTATTTTAAAAATGTTACAACATTTATATAAACAATGGAGAAACAAACACTCTCAAACGGCAACAGAATATAAATTATATGCAGATGATACTACAACAGTAGATCAAAAAAGAAATGTTAGTGATGATACAGTAACAGCAACTAAAGAAGAAATAGCAGCGGGGCCATAATGGCAGTAGATACAAGAGCTAAAAGATTTTCGATAATGGAGTCTAGCATAGGACAAAGTTCTATGCCTTTGGCGGATGGTTCGTTCACACAGGGAGACAGGCAACATCTTATATGGGGATATTCAGGGATATTATGGTCTGCTTTACATGCTAAAATTGTAGAGCATATCTATCATATATGTCAAATGACAATACATAAAGTACATTCAACATTAATGACTATAAGCAAGGCACATTCAACATTGATGACAACAAACAAAGAGCATTCAACGCCAATGACAATAGGCAAAGAATACGATACTCAAATGACAATAGATAAAGAGCATTCAACACCAACAATAACAAACAAGGAACATGATACTCAAATGACAATAAATAAAGCACATTCAACACCAACGACAATAAACGAGGAACATGTTACTCAAATGACAACAAGCAAGGCACGTTCAACGCCAATGACTATAAACAAGGAACATGATACTGAAATGACAACAAGAAAGACACACTCAACGCCAATGGGGTAAAGCATGGGAAAGATATATGTAGGACAGACAGAACTTAGAATGCACTATGATTGTAATGTAGACCTCACTGGTTATTCGGCTATAGTAATAAATGTGACTTTGCCCGATGGAACTACTACAACATGGACTCCTACGATTGATACAGTAGCAGAAGGAACTATGTATTATGATATTGCAAATGATACTATTTTAGCTCAAGAGGGTAAATATTTACAACAACCTCAAGCGACTATGGGGAGTGGTGACATAGTACCGGGCGAAACTAAAAGTGACTATGTTTATGGGCGGTATAAATGACAGATAATAATAAAATAAAAGATGTTGAAAGTGCATATAACGAAGCCTTCTCTGCATGGGATCCGTGGATGTCCGAAGCAGAAGAAGATGAACGCTTTTATATGGGTGATCAGTGGGACGAAGATTCTAAGGCTGAGTTAAATGATGCCGGAAGACCTGTAGAGAGTATAAATCAAATATTCAAAGCAGTTAATGTGGTCACAGGCTATTACAGACAAAACAAGACTGATATTAACTACTTCCCCGTAGAAGGATCAGATCAAGCTACAGCAGATATTTTAACGGAGACTTCTAAGTGGGCTTTAGCTTCATCCGGTGCTGATGATGACATGTCATACGCCTTTGGAGATTGCGTAAGGACTGGCCTTGGTTGGTTGTCTCCATGGATGGATTACTCTAAAGATCCTCTTAATGGAGATATTAGAGTAGGGTTTGAAGATAAATATCACGTAATGTTCGAGCCTTACAGTAAAAGTCCTACTTTAGACGATTGTGATTATATTATAAGATACGCATGGCCTTCTAAAGAAAGGCTTATATCTTTGTACCCTCAACATAAGAAGCAAATTAAAAGCATGAAGTCAGGCACATCTTCTAAGTTTTCACGTCAGTTGCCTTATCAGGGCATTCAAGACAGAGGCATGAGACTTAACGTGGTTGAGAAATGGGAAAGAGAATGGAAAGACATAACTCTTCTTATAGATCCCGTTTCATTAGACACGTATGAATGGACTAAAGGCAGGCAGGAATTAGGCAATCTTTTTGAGCAAAGACCTGAAATGAAAGCAGCTCTTGCAGTAGTTAAAGGCAGAGTGCCAAGGATTAAGTTGATTACTCAAATTGAAGGTAAGGCAATTCTTCATGACGGCGATCCGCCTGCGGGATTTTCAAAGACTATGTATCCGTTTATACCAATCTTTGCTTATTACGTACCTAATTTCAATGACTGGAAGTGGAAACTTCAAGGGGTCATAAGAGTAATGAAGGATCCTCAACGAGAATATAATAAAATAAGGTCTGTTTTAATGGATGCTGCAATGACAGTCCCTAATTCCGGTTGGATTCATGAAAAAGGAGCAGTTGACGATCCACAACAATTAAGAAAGACAGGCGCAGGGCAACTTATAGAAAAGAATCCGGGGAAAGAGCTTACTCAAATAGACCCAGCACAGATCGCTCCTGCGTTAACTCAATTGCATGAACAACATAAGGCAGACATAAGAGAATTGGGGACGAATCCTGATTTAATGGGTATTGTAGGTGAAGGTGGTTCAAGCGCAGCAGCTCCGGGTGTTTCTTTACAGTTAAGGCAAAAACAAGGGTTGTTAAGTCTACAGAATCCTTTCGATGGAATGAGTTTAGCTAAAAAACAATTAGGACTTTATCTTAAAGAAATGATAGTTGGCTGGCCGAACGCCAAAATAGAACGAATTATAGGCCGTAAAGTACCGCCTCAGTTTGACAAGTATAAGCGAAGTGGCCGTTATGATTGCATTATAGACGAAAAGACTCATAGCGCGACTTACAGATTGGCTAGCTTTGCTGAATTGCAATCTTTGGTTCAACACGGAGTACAAATTCCTCCCGCAGTTCTTAGAGAGGCTTCTAATATACCGGCAGAAACCAAACAAATATGGGCACAGCAGGACAAACAACAATCTGAGCAGTCTTTAAAACAAAGACAAGAGGAAACTCAACTTAAATTAAAAGAGATTGAAGCAATCAACAGAGGGCCGATTACTGAAAAGCAAATGGATAATCAAGGTGACTTACAGCTTGAGAAGCTTAAACAAGAAGGAGATAAGCAAATCAAGCTGATGGACATAGCAGGAAAGAAGCAAGTAGAAAATATTAAACAAAGGAGTACACAATGAGTGAAAACCAAACGGGCGTAGAAGAAGCTGCCGCCGAGCCGGTAATACCAGCAGAACCAACGGGCGTAGTTTCAGTGCCGCCGACTGACGATGGGGATAAGCCCCCGGTAGAGCAACCTACCGAACAGGAAATCAAAGAAGCTGCTCTTATTCAGTCAAGGGATGATCTCGCAGAAAGAGCGAGGCAATCTGATAAAAGAGCAGACCAATCTGACGAAACTGCAAGAATGGCATTAGAGGCTGCAAAAAGAGCCGAAGAATATAATGCTTATTTGCAAGGTCAGCAGCAAAGACCGGTTGATAGGTTTGAAGGACGCGATCCTGACGAAGTTGTTACGATTGCAGAATTAAAACAAATCGAAAATGAGAATAAGCAAAGGATTGAAACTGCTCAATTTAAAACAAAAGAAGAACAGAGGCAAAACAATCTTACTGAGTCATTAGATCGGGCAAGAGAAAAGCACTCGAATTTTGATGAAGTATTAGCTAAAGCTCAGAAGATTTTTAATCAACAGGAGTTAGGAGCCATAGGGATGATGAAAGACCCTGGTGAAAGACTCTACAAAATGGTCATAGCTGAGAATCCTGAAATGAAAGCACAAGAAAAGGCAGACATTGTTAAAGAAACTATTGATACAGTGAACGCCAACCTTAATACCCCGGGCACTCTTTCAGGGGCAGGGGGTAGTGATACTGTGCTAGATCAGGCCAAGAAATTTGGACAAATGTCTAATGAAGATTTTGAGGCTGAGATAGCAGCGGTCAAAAGAAAATAATGGAGGTCGAAAATGGCGACTAACACAACCACGGATATAGCACCGGCAGTCGTTCCGTATTATGACAGAATACTGTTAATGCGACTTTTGCCGTATCTAGTCCACGATTTGTTTGCAGATAGACGCCCTTTGCCGAAAGGTGAAAGCGATCAGGCCAAATTTAGAAAGTACACAACTCTGGCAACGGCGACTACGCCGATTTCAGAGGGAGTAGTTCCTTCAGGAAGCCTGGCTACATATACTGAAGTAACTTTTATTTTAGATCAATATGGAGACTATCTCAAATACACTGATAAGGTAAGTCTTATCAATCAAGACCCTGTAATCACAGAGTTCACAGAGCTAAGTGGAGAACAAGCAGGTGAAACAATAGACGAATTAAGGCGTAATTCGTTCAACGCCGGCACTAACGTAAGAAGGGCTACAGCAGCCGCTTCCAGAAATGCGATAACTGCTAAAATATCAGCTAACGATCTTAAATTTGTTGAGAGAGCTATGCTTGATAACAAATGCAGGTACATGTCAAAGATGGTAGATCCTCAAAATGGATATGCTACAACTCCGACAAGAGCGGCGTTTTTTGTAATTGCTCATTCAGATGCCAAAAGTGACATAGAAGACCTTACTAACTTTCAGTCGGTAGAGAAGTACGCGCCTAATACCAAAGTTCACGAAAGTGAAATTGGTCAGGTTGGTAACTTCAGGTTTATTATCACTAACAAGGCTAAGAATTGGCCAGATACAGGAGGTACTGCGGTAACTAACACTTTGGTTTACACAACTGCGGATTCTTCATGTGATGTTTATTCCTTTTTGGTATTCTCAGAACATGCAGTAGCGATAACAGACCTTGAAGGTGAAGGTCTTCAGATGATAACCAAAGCAAGAACTTCCGGTGGGCCTGAAAATCCACTTAATCAATTCGGCACGACAGGTTGGGTAGCTTGGACTACTCAGGGTATTCTGGACGACACAAGATTGTACAGAATCGAAGCTGGCGTTAGCCGGTTGACATAGGAGGATGACATGGATCAAAATGTACAAACAGGTAGAATAGCAGGAACAGGTACAGCACTTAATGTCGAAGTAGGCTTTATTCCTTCAAGAGTAAAGCTTATGTGTGGCGAGGGTACTGTTAAAGGTTTCTGGGATGACAATATGCGACCAGGCTCTTTTCAGATGGAAACTATTGCGTTCATGGAAGCAGGTGGTGGTATTTATGGGGCGCATTTACCTCATATAGCTTCTACTGATACACAACTGGCAACCAGGCTTTGTGCGGGTGTTTTCGTAGATGCTCAAACTACAGAGATAACCATTCCTGCGGTAACTGCGGGTACTGCTTTTACAGCAACTACTCACGATGTTACTGCGGATAAATGGGGTTGTTTTCTAATAGAGGTAGACCACGATGGTACGACTTTTGGAATACTACCTTCGGCATCATTGGCTTATGATACAGAGGCACAGGCTTTAGCAGCACAGCCGACAGTATCGACAAATGAAGCTCCGATGGGTGTAGTAACTATAAAGGCGACTTCGGCTATCTTATGGAACGCAACTACTGACGCGCTGGCAGGTGGATCAACCGGAACTCCGGCAGAGGAAACTAACTACTATGGTGGTTATGCTCTTGTAGCTAACGGAATAAGCCAGTACGGCGCAACAGATGGAGATTCGTTTCAAGGTTTTACTCTTGGTACGGATGGGTTAATTAACACAGCAGGAAGCGAAATCTATTGGGAAGCCATTAGAAACATATTCTAAGCAAGGAGGGCGGGGAAACCCGCCCAAGGAGGATAAATGACAGCAAGAATTGACAGTCAATCGGTTATTCAACCTGTTGACAAAGAAAGGGTTTTCCGTTCTATCCAAACTGACCTTGCCGCGAATTTAGTGACATCAGATGCTTTGGTGGAGCTGTCGAACGAAATTAAAGCCGACTACAATGCATTACAGGCTATTTTGACGACAGATAACATTATCACGGCAACTGCATTAAGCACAGGATCAACCCCTGAGAATATAGCTTCGACTGCATTTTCTTATCGTATTGATGGTGCGCCTGCTAACAAGGCAGCAGTAGCAGCAGGCACGGCTTTTAGTGCGGCTGATACAATTAATACAGGTGCAGCGGGGGGTGTTTTTTGGGGAGTTTGGCTGGTTCAAATTGATATAGCTGGCACAATCTCAACTAAACCCGGTGGCGGCTTGAGTGATCAGGTTTATGCTTCTGAAGTTTTAGCGATTGCAGCATTGCCAGCAGCAACGGCAGCAAATGCAGCTATAGGTTATGTGACAATTGCTGCTACTGCTGGTGCAGATTGGGTAGCAATAACTGACGACATCACAGACGGAAGTGATAATACGTCAGTAGATTTTTACAATACAGCCGCAACGGTTCCGACTTCCGTTTCATCTTCGGATGCAACAAGTTCAGGAACGTTGGGGACTACACAAAGTTAAAAGGAGATTTTAAATGCGTTATGCAAAAGTAAAAGTAGTTAATACAGACAGGATGCGAGGCTCTAAGTCTAGAGACATGTCCGTTCTTGATTTTGATGGTAAGATGCTTGTCATTCAGGATGCAGCAGAAATTGAATTAAGTGAGTATGCTATCAATAGTTTAAAAGACGCTATTCATGTGGACACGTTTTTTGTTGAGACGGGGCTTAAAGAGCAACCTTTAAGAAAGGAGTTCTCAGAACATCCGAGAATAAGTGTTACTTTGTTAAGTGATTTGTATGAGAAAGGCAAGAAGGAAATTCTAGTAGAAGCAGTAGCGAGGGTAGAACCAATTTCCGAAGAAATTCCTGTAGAAACAGTAACGGCAGAACCAGGCAAAGTAATCTTTAATCCTGTTGGGGCAACAGCATGACGTACGGTCAACTTTATAACGAAATGAGACGCATAGTATGGGGGGACACCGATCCCCCTGTATCTGCGTTGACTTCATATCGAGGCTCGACCGGCGTTATTGCAAGAGCCAGGCGCAGGATTATGCAGGATAATAATTACTGGTTCATGGAAGCTTCAAAGGCTATTTCTTTAATAAGTAACCAAATGGAATATGATTTACCTTCAGACTTCAAGGAAGAGATTGCTGTTTTTACAAGGGATGCTGAAACCGGCACATATAATCAGCTTAAAAAGTTTACTTCAGATGATTATACTAATTATATTGAGAAATATGAGATGCCTAACTTGTACGGAGATTATATTTTAAATCCGACAGCTTTAAGTACAGGTTCTACACCAGAGGAGATAGCGTCTACAGTTTTTGAATATAGAATCAATGGAGCTACTTACTCGGCAGCTGCAGTAGAGACGGCCTTTACAGCAGCTGATACAATTAACACCGGAACAGCGGCAGGTTCTTTCTGGGGGATTTGGTTAGTTCAGATAAACGCTTTAGAGGTTATCTCGACCAAGAGTCCTTCAGCAGATCAAGTTTATACTACTGAAGCTTTAGCAATTGCAGCTTTACCTGCGGTTGATACTGATAATGTATCAATGGGTTATGTTGTAGTACAGAGTAATTCAGGAGCAGCGTGGACAGCGCAGACAGACGATCTAACGGCAGGAAGTGATTGCCTGGATGTTAATTATTATAATACAGCTTCGGCGGTAACTGATGAACAGAATACAGAATGGCCTTTGTATTATTATATTAAGCCTACTGCTACTGTAGGTCAGTTAAAAATTCAGCTTCTTCCCATACCTGAAGACGATAAGTATGAAGGATTTTATGTGAGATATTACAAATATCTTCCAGCCCTCAGCGACACGGTAGACACATGGAACGCTTATAATGATGATATTTCAAATTCATGTCCTGAGTTTTTAATATGGATGGGTGTAAGTGATATAGCAATGGTACAACAGAATCCTCAATTAGCAGGCATGGCAGAAAGAAGAGTATCACAATTTAGAGATGAATTTAAAGCAATTAACTTTAAACTTTGGGACGCGAATGTAGGGAGGATACCATATAATAACGTATGAGTTATGAAGGATTAAAAAATATTCAAATTCCAACTATTCCTACGGACGTTTCACGTGGAACAATAGAATGGATGGAAGCTATCTCTAATGTAATTCAAGAGTTAGGAACCAATGCTTATCTTGGAAGTTATGATACAGGATGGATTAATAGATCAGACTGGTCAGACGTTCAGATGGGGAGTGTCACAATTAAAAATACAAATAGTAATGTAAACCATAAACTTAAAACGAATTTAAGTGATTTATTAGTTAGAGTTTTAATAAGTACTGATGGCACAGATGCTAATAGCTTTGAAGTATTGAACTCATGGAGGAGATGGTCTACAGATGCCGATGTTCATTTTGGATGTCAACCGCGTCAAGTTGATAAGGATAATATAATTATTCATACAGGCACTTCTGGATTTAGATATATAAAAACAGCAGACGGTAATTCTATTTCTATTGGAAGTAGTGATTGGTATTATAAAATTAAAGTTTATAAAATAAGATGAAATATAAAACAATACAAGGATTTAAAAGTCTTAATAAAAACATCCATGCAAGATTATTGCCTGATGATTTACTATCAGATGTGTCTAATGTAATATTCGAAGACGGTAAAGTTAAGATTAGATGGGGTTATGGTGATTTGGGTGATAATCTTCCTTTAAGTTCTCCGATAACGGCGGTAGCTGAATATCGTCAGCTTAGAGGTGACTCTAAAACCAAGATTGCTTTATCCGGTACTGATGCTTATCAGTACAATACGGTTAGTGGTGACTGGGACACAATAAATCCAAGATATACTACGGGTACAGTCACATGGCCTACTATCGCTGCAAGGAGTGAGTTTGTAGCAATTTTTTTGGGGTCACATGTTACATGTGAAGTTGATACCAATAAAATAGCTGTGGCATACGTAAATACAGCTACTCATGTAGGTTATTGCAGGATAGCAACAATTGATGCTAATGGAGCTTATACGTGGGGGGTTGTGGATGATTTTGCTGCTAATGTAGCTGCGGTAAAAATTTGTTCTCATGATACTGATAAAATAACTGTTTTATATCATAGTAGAGGTGCTCCAGGAGAGGTATATGGGATAGCTAATACAATTTCTGGAACTACATTAGGTGCGTGGGGAGGTGCTCTTGCAACAGGTCAATTTGGATCGTATTTTGACATTTGTTCTCCATCTACTAATACCGTAGCTGTAGGTCTTACTGATTTTTATGATAGTGAGAGAGGTGTATGCAGAGCGTCTTCTGTTGCTGGAACAACATTGTCATGGGGAACAGTATCTTATTTCACGGCTACTGGAGGGCATGTAGCCAGGGATCTTTCTATTTGTTCTCCATTAGAAGATAAGATTGCAGTGGCTTTCACGGGAAACTCAAGGGAAGGAATTTGTAGGGCTACAACAGTATCGGGGACAACTCTTGCAGCATGGGGGGCTGCGGATGAATTTGAAGATTCAAAAACCATATACCATACATCAATATGTTCTCCGGCAGAAGATAAAATTGCAATAGCATATAATGAAGATGGTTCAGGAGATCATAAAGGATGGTGTATTGTAAATACACTGTCAGACAAAACATTGGAAACATGGGGAACTGCGTCAGAATTTGTAGGAGATAGTTTAGATTCGGTGTCAATATGTTCGCAAAATGACGACAAAATTGCAATAGTTTATGTAGCTGATACTGGAGATGATTTATATTCTACAGTTAATACGATTTCTGAAACTACATTAGGCACATGGGGGCTAACGTATGATCATACAACATCAATTGAATCAGATGGTGGAGTTATTTGTTCGTATGATACAGAGAAGGTGTCTATAGCATATCATGACGATGTTGGGTTGGATGCACATGGATATGGCGTATCAATAAATTATAAAGTAGAGGGTTCCGGGGTAACATGGGCAGGTGCATGGCCTGACAATGCGTATTCAATAAAATTTGGTACAGATGTACTTGAAGGAACTGGAACGCCTGACATATGGTTTGTAATAGCTGATTTTATAGATACAGATACTTTATATTTAGCAGCATACCCTGCTGTACAACAATCTGGTGTCGTATATATAATAAATCAGCCTTTTACTTCAGGAGCAACTGATTATTTTGATTTTTGTAATACAATAGAAGATTTAACAGCACAAAATGAATGGTTGCTTGTGACGAATGGAATAGAGTTGCCTTTGTATTATGATTCAACAACAGGTTGGTTTCAGGTGCTTGCGGGAGGTGCGCCTTATGCTAAATATTGTATAAATTTTTATGGGCATTTGCTTCTGGGTTGGTGTATCAGTGGAGGGAATAATCTTCCTCAATCAGTTTATTGGTCAGCACGAGGTGAGCCTGAAGATTGGTCAAGTGATTCGTCTTCTTTTATTGATTTACTTGATAATGATGATGAGATTACAGGTATGGAGGTTCTTAAACAAAGATTATACGTGTTCAAAGAAAACAGTATTGTAGAGGGTCAACCTACAGGCTTAACTGATCCTGCTTTTAATTTTATTGAAAACAAAATAAAAATAGGTGCGCCTACCGGCAGGACTATTGTAAATACAGGGGAGTTAATTATATTTTTAGGCAGAGATAATGTATATTCTTTTAATGGTTTTCAGGCACTTCCTATCGGCACTCCAATTATAGATGATTTGTTAGCTAACTTGAACACAGACTATGAATATAAATCAGTAGCAGTTCAAATTCCCACTAAGAATTTATATCTATTACTCATTACGAGTTTAGGTGCAACAAATCCTAACAGAGGTTATGTTTTTGATTACCTTAGAGCTACATGGACTATTTGGGAATTTGCAAATACCATGACTGCCTTGACAATTACTGATGATAATACAGTTTTATTTGGCGATAGTGACGGCTATGTTTACGAGATGGATTTCACTGATACTGATGATAATGGTACAGATATAGATGTAACAATTATAACTAAAGATTATGCTTTTAATGAATATCACAGAGCAGTTAAAATGTTACAAACTATTTTAGCGATGGAAGATAGTTCAGGATTTATGGAGATAAGTTGTAGCATTGATTTTGGTGATAATTATTCTGATCCGGTTAGATTTAATCAGGATACAGAAAACACAATACATGAACATGTACAAAACTGGTTTCAAAGAGGAGAGCAGTTTAGATTTAAAATTGAAAACATAGACGGTGCTTCTTTTGCCTTGGAAGGAATTACCATAGGCACAGAAGATGCAGGTCTAAGTTTCGGGAGGTAATTATGGCGGTTTCGCGTAGTGCCACATTAGATTTTTTTGAAGACCCAATAACTGATATAACAGGAGGTGATTTTCAAGATCCGGTTGGTATTTTAACGCCTGGGGATGTTGAAACACAGATGTCTCCTTATGATCAATGGCTTATGGGTAAACAGCAAGATATTTTTACTCGGCAAGAAACTGCTGCTGGCAGAGGAAGTCCTTATGCTGCTGGAACTCAAGGGGCTATAGAATCTATGCTTGCTGGAACGGCATTTCAAGGCCCGGAAGGATTAAATGAGCAACAAATTGGAGATTATTTTCAAAGAGTTTTTCAAGATCCTGCGGTGAAGCAGTATGAACAAACAACAAGACCTGCGTGGTTGGCTCAAACAAGCGGTCTTCATAGTGGTTTTAGACAACGACAAGAACAAAGAGGATATGAAGATTTATATGGAGGATTAAACCAACAAAGAGGAAATCTTCAATATCAAAATTTGTTAAGGAATCAAGATTTACAACAATATGCAGGAACGCAAAATTTAGCAGCACAACAATTTGGTTTAGGACAAGCCGCACAATATGATCCAAATTTACAATTAAATGAGATGTATTTAGCATTATTAGGACAACAGCCAGATACCATTGTTTCTCAAGATCCGTCAGATATAGCAGGTATAAGTAGTGTTGGATCACTTGTTAGTTCATTTGCTTCATAGGAGGATAAGATGCCAATAAGATTTTTACCACAGCAAGATAACACTAGGGCCGTTCAGGGTTTTGCTCAAGCTATTCAAGCTATGATGAGAAAAAGAGCGCAAGAAGAGCGTAAAGAAAGCATGGAAGAACTCAGACAAAGGACTGAAGAGGCTTTGTATAAAGACATCCTTGGAGATGTTAAAGTAGGCGAACAGCCTATAAGCGGCCCACAAGAACCTATTGAGTATAAAGAGTCTCCTGAAGTACGTACTGAGACAGAAGCTTTGCTTAGAGAAAGAGGCCCTTTACCTCCTACCAGTTTTATAGAAGATGTTACAGAACAGCAAGTTGTAAGTAGAGAAGCTAAACCGGCTGAAGAACAAGCAAGGATTCTTGAGAGTGCAAGGCGTGAAGCTACAGTCATACAGGGAGAAAGTAGATTAAGGAATCCCTTTGAGAGACAAGCAGGAGTTAAGGGAGGAAGACCTTTTTCTCAGAAAGAATTCTTTGATATACAAAACCCTAAAACTACTTACAGGTTTAATCCTGATACTCAAAAGAATGAAGTTTACACTTCTGGATATAATGCTGCCCAAGTCAGGAAAATACAATCTGAAGCATTGGGCGGGTTAAGAGCCAAAAAACCTCCTACAAAACTTGGCATAGGAATATTAACTACTTTTGTAAACAGGAAAACTCCATTAGAGAAACAAGATGCTATGGTAGATGACGCGAGAAAAGAAGGGTTAAAGAGAGGACAGGTTCCTATATATGACCCAGGGTTATTAGAATCTGCCACAGAAAAAATTCCGGGGATAGGAGGACGTAGAGGTAAATGGAAGCTTGAAAGATATGAGCCTGAAGGATGGGCTAATGCTTTAAAAGAACAGGAGGAAGTTTTTCTTAATCCTTCTGAGTTAACCAAAATGATTAAAAAAGTAAGGGCTAAAAACTCAAGAGAAGCTACAGCTCAGATTATGGATGGCGTACCAGCAGTTGATAAAAACGGCCGTCAATACAGAGTTAATGGTAGGACTTTATATAAAGGTGTAAAAGCTCCTTCCAGAAAGAAACGGCAAGTTGGAGACAGGGTTTCAGATGGTAAAGGTGGAATTTTGATTTTTAAAGGTTATGAAAAAGGCAAAGAAAAATGGCGGAGAGAGAACTAGAAGTAGTTAACATCGATCCCGAAGACATTGAAGAGCTTGAGGTAGTTAATATAGCTCCAAGTGATATAGAAGAATTAGAAGTAGTTGACGTAGACCCTTCTGGTATTGAAGAAGATGTGCCTTGGTATGTATCTAAGAGGGGTACTCCTGAACAAGTAGCAGATACTCAAGAAATGAAAGAAGAATTAGCTCGTAGGGACAGAGAACTGTCTCTGGGAGACTACGCTAGAGATATAGCCAAAGGAACTCTAGCTGCTTTTCCTCCTACGAGCGTACTTTCTAAGTTGATAGAATCGCCTGAAGGTAAAGAATTACCTATAGATCCTGCAAGATTTCCAAATGTTGATGTATCGCAAGAACAATTAAGAAAATTTGCCACACAAGGTCTTGAAGCTCCGCCTATAGACCCTCCGATAGACATTCCTTTGGGGCTTATTACAGGTTTCGGGTTAGGTCGTAAAGCAGGGCAAACAATAGTGGGGGCAGCAGGCACAGGAGTAAGAGACGCTATTGGCGAAGTGACCTTTGGAGCTTCTGAGGTGTTGAGGGCAGCAGGTAGAAAGGTAGTTAAGAATATTCGTAAAGTTATTCCTCAAAGTACAGAAGTAATGTCTCAAATTCCTGAAGGCGTTACAATGCAACCTTTTGCAAATAAGGCTACTATTACAAAAGAGGGCATAAAGATAACTAAAGATTTTAAATATCTTCAAGAAATGGGAGATATGAAAAAGATTGTTGGCACAGAAGCTTATTATGAGACATTGGCTAAGCATGGATATGAAAAAAGCAATCATGTTTTAAACAAAGAAACAAGAGATTTAATAAAAAGAGATATGATTAAAGAGATGGATCGTATAAGTAAGTTTGGTTCTAAAGATAAGATAATTCAACAAAAAATAAAATTTGGTAATAAAACACTTCCGTTATCTGAGTATGATTTTAATTTAATAAAAAGTCGTCCTAATTTAAAGTGGAATAAATATGTCCAGCCTGCTCATAGAACTTTTGACGATTTAGGAGAACCTTTAAAAGATGCTCTTTACTGGCCTGTAAAAAGAGCAGAAAAAGCAGCCAAGTTAGAAAATATTGATATAACGAAAGATATAAATGTTTTTAAAAAAAGTATGCCTAAGCGGTCACAAGAGCGTATAGGTATTTTTGCTACTCAGCAACAGCCGGGAGGCATGGAAATTTTAGATGCTATGGGGAAAAAACCTGTAGAGTTAAACAATTTAGAGATGACTGCGTATGAATATATGAGGGGTAAATATGAAGATTTATATACGAGGTTAAATGATGCTCGTAAAATGGCAGGAAAGAAGCCCTTTGAAAAAGTAGAGAATTATTTTACATGGATGAGAAATGTAGGAGATAACGTAGATAATGGGTTTAGCCCTGTTTTTGCAGATAGGAATATTTTATATGGAAGACCTAAAATAGCAACATTCCCATGGACGAAAGAAAGAGTTGCTAGTGATATAGCAATTGACTTAAATCCGTTCAGGGTATTTGAGAAATATGCAGATAAGGCGTTATATAATATACACACAGCTAAACCTTTAGTTAAAACTGCCAATATGATAAACCAAATAGGCACAGGTAAGAAAGCATTTTCATTGGCAAAAGAAAACCCTAAACTCCATAAATTTTTACGGAATTGGAAGTCAGATATATCGGGGTATAAATTTCAAACAGGGATTACTCCTGAATGGTTTCAAAGAGGACTTGATAAAACAAGTCATAATATGACTTTTTCTATTCTTGGTGCTAATGCCACTACAATTGCGAAGCAACCGGCCGCTATAGTAGGGACATTGACAGAGATAGGAATACCGTCAACTTTAAAAGGTATAACTCAAAATATTTCTCCTGCAATGCGTAAAATGGCAATGGATAAGAGCAATGTTTTAGTGACAAGAGCTTATGATGTAACGGTAGATGAAGCCATGAAAAGTGTTAAAGCTACACTTTCTGGTGTTAAAAGCAAAGCAGGTAAGGCTTCTTTATGGCCTATGCAAGTAGTTGATTTAGAGACTGCGAGAGCCTCATGGTTAGGTGCTTATTCTAAAGCTAAAAAACTAAAGATGCCTGAAGGAAAAGCTATTGAATATGCTGATAGTGTAGTTATAAGAACACAAGCTTCGGCAGCTAAGAGCGACCGTTCTCCTCTTCAAAGAACTTCGGAAGGAAAATTTATATCAATGTTTAATACTTTTGCTATAGATCATTTTTATTTTATATCTCATGATGTTTTAGGAATTAAAAATCCAAAAATAACAAATAAAGAAGTGTTTAAAAAAGTAATTTCATATATAGTAGGTGCTACTTCTGCCAATATAGTATATAAAGACATGTTAGGGATGGACTCGCCTTTTCCTAGTCCTATAAGTGATTTTTTAGAAGCAGAACAACGGGGGGAGGACGTAGCAGGAAGCCTTCTTGAGTCTGCTGAAGGAATTATAGCAAATACTATCCCTCTTATTGGAGGTGTTGCAAAATATGATTCAAATATTGGCGGGGCAGGATTCCAAGTTGTTCAAGAATTATTTGACAAAGATACCCGGATGCAAGCTATCTTTAAACTGATAGGAATTCCTGGTACTTCTCAATATATTAAATATCAAAAAGCTCGGAAAAGAGGAATGGAACATTGGGAAGCTATTCTCGGTGTTTATAGAGAACAAACAAAGGATGAATTTGATCTTGATTTGGAGATAAAATAATGCCAAGATACAGTAAACGCTCCACAGAAAGACTCCTTGAATGTGACGTAGATCTTATTGCTTTATTTATGAAAGTTATTGAGACTGTAGATAATACCGTCCTTTGCGGACACAGAAGTGACTTGATACAGAAGGAGTATTTCAGGAAAGGGCGCGTATTAAGAGATGGTTTGTGGAGAATTGTTGATAAAGATAAAGTGATAACTTATTGTGATGGTTACCACAAGAAATCAGATCATAATTGTATCCCTTCAAAGGCTATCGATGATATGCAATGGTATAGTGAAAAGCCTCATATAAGATGGAACGGCATAGAAGAAATTAAAGAGTTCGCAGGTTTTGTTAAAAGCACGGCTAAAGAAATGGGAATTGACATTAAATGGGGAGGAGATTTCCGGAAGTTTAAAGATTATCCTCACTGGTATATAAAATGAATAAAAAACGAGTAGAACATCTTGCAAATGAGAAGTCAATGTGGCAAGCGTGGAAGCAAGGTGGAGGCATTATTGACTTCATGGTTTTCTTTTTAGTCTACAGAAATAAAGAAACAAAAATATGTATAATTATTGTTTTAAGTGTCGCTATAGCTTATTTTATCCTCAACCCTGTAATAGTAGCCAAGCTTAATAATATGCTCCCTGAGTGGCTTAAATGAAGCCTCTGAACCTTATGGCGGTGTGTTTGTTGCTCCTGTCGTTCGGGTTTGCTATGGGTTGGTATACAAAGCCTACCCCCAGGGCCAGAATTGTGCCGGGTAAGACGATAGAAGGGCCGACAGTGTATATTCAGGCTCCGAAAGAGGACATTGAGGTGTTTTATAAATACTGCTATCAATCTCCATTTATTGTAACCCATACGTTTAATGATAACAGTATATCGTATAAAATTCAGGATAAATGTAAAAGTAAACAAGGTGTAATTCCTTTCACGGTAACCGCAGATCATGACTGGAGAATTACGGCAGGCATAGGTTTAGCTGCTTTAATTACAGGTGGATATTTAGTTTATAAAATAAGGAGGTAATATGAAACGATTATTTTTAATAAGTTTGATTCTTTTAACGATGTGTGAGCTTAGATCGAGCAGCGAGACAGGAACAATTATAAGTGGTGAGCTTCCTTTAGATCAATCAGCAGATATAATATTTGATTATGTTGGTTGGGATTATCTAGACGGGAACAGTGTTATATCATACACAATAGAAAATATCGGCTTATGTACAATTAGTTTTTATGATGTATGGATAGAAATTAGATGTGAACCAGAAATATATAGAGTAGATATAGATCCTTTTACTCTTGCCCCTGGGATAATATTAGAAGATAGTGTGACAATAGATACAGAAGGCAATCGGGGAGCTGCTCATGGAAGTTTAACTTATGATTGTATAGAGTAATTTTTTATTTACATAATCCATCTTTTGTCGTAGTTACTCAAACATTACTGATTGGTCTGGATCAACTTTAGATCTATTTTCATTTAACCACCAATCAAACATTTCCTTCCCGTCTGCCCATCTATCTACAGAAACCTTTCCTTCAGATTTCCTTTTTTTGTGTAATCTAATAAATGCTTTTTCAAACGCATTCTTGTATCTGGGATATCTGTCAGCTTCTATTTTCCTTTTATTGGACATGGGACACATCAAACACCCTAACCGCTTCCAACCTTCGTCATATAAAGAACAATATGGAATATTGTTTTGCTTTATGAATTCCCAAATGTCAGCGTCTTCCCACTCTATAATAACATTAAAATATCGTTTAGTTCTATCTTTATAACACGACTCTACCATCTTCCTGTTGGTTCTCTTGAAAGATTCCGCCCATCTTATTCCAGTTATAACCCTTCTGCCAGATCCGCCATTCTCTTTAAAAACCTTACAACACCATCTACTTTGTCTTAGAGGAAACCCTTTTTTGACCAACATGTGAAAAAAGCCATGTTCTGGATTATGTGTTTCAACGTCTTTATGAAAATCCTTAATAAATCTAACTAACTCAGGTGGATCAATAGTTGTATTATTATAATGTGCATCATATTTAACTCCTGCTCTATCAGCTAATGCTTTAATAACAACACTGTCTTTACCACCAGAAAAAGCTAAATAGTACCCTTCTTCTGGTTCAAATTCCTTGAGCCTTTTAATGGCCTTCTCAACTTTATCTTCATAACTAAACAATGTTTGTTCTTTTAGTGTCATATTTCTCCTTTAATGACATAACTCGTCTTTTGTCCTTCATTAAATGTCATACTACATAAAAGATAAATAATGTCAAGTAATAAATTTTTTGCTTGACAAAAAGGATTGTTTTGTATTATGGTTATTTTTATCTTAACAAGGAGATAAAAGATGCAAAAATTACCTATACAGCAAAACTTCAGAATGTCCAAAGAATTATATTCTCAGATTAAAAGACTATGTCGTACACTTAATATACGGCGCACAGACTTCTATAGAGACGCAATAGAAGCATGGGCCAAGAGACAAGAAAAAAGAATAAGGAGGGAACATGACAAGAAAACGAAGTAAGAAAATCATGCTGGAAGTATGGACATATTTCAGAGATCATCCTGAAATTAAAAGTAAAGATGATTTACCAGAAGAAATACTTAAAAAAATTGATCCTTGTATGAATAAATGTCCGCTTTGTAATTTGTTTTTAGTACGGAGGGGATATTGTCCTGCTTGTATTCTGGATAGATGTTATAATAAAACCTCAACATTTCACAAGTGGGAATATGCCAAGACCCCTAAAACAAGAGCTAAATACGCAGGACTTATAGTACAAGCAGTAGAGGAGTGGGATGTATGACAACTAAAACTAAAGCAATTAAGCATTATGAGAAGATGATTGCATGGGCTAAGAAGCAAAGACCGAGAAAAAGGGTCGATATATTTTTTATGGGAAACTCAATAAGTCAAATATGGATAAGTACTTATTGTTCATACTGTTTGGTTTATTTGGGGTGTGTACTTCAAAAAACTGGTAAAAAATGCCCTTTGTATGAAGCTAACGCATGGGATGTTTGCTGTAATGAATTATGGAGAAAAATGGACAAAGCTAAAACATGGGGAACATGGGTAAAGCGTGCCGAGAAAGTATTAGAATATATAAAGGAGCATGGATAATGAAAGGTGAAAAACTAATATGCTGTGAAGTATGTTCCGAAGACCCTTGTCCTGTGAGAGACAGAACACGATGTAACATGTGGCGAGAATGTAGAGAAGATCCTGCTGACTGGAAAGTACAGCGGGACTTATGGCAAGAAACTATGGAGGAATGTGATTATGAGGCTCATCTTAAGAGGGCGGTAAATAGAAGTATGTAAGGAGAAAGAGTATGGAAGAATGTATTGAAATAACAACGGGACTAGTAGTTTTTTTATTGTATTTTTTATTGTTGGTTTCTAGTATGTGGCTTTTTATCTGGTTTAGTGACAACGGCAAAAAAAAATTATATATCATAGTAAGTTGCTTGTTGGGATTTTGTTTTATATTTTTGTTGCCAGCTATACATAGGATACACACAGAACTACAGAAGTTTTTTAAAAATTTATTTTATTAAAGAGGCCTATGATAATAGGACAATGTAAAGGAGTAATAAATTCCTGGTATAAGGGAGAAGAGAGATGGAAGAATACAAAGAAGAAACACCGGAAGAAGAACTCAGTGAAATTCTTAAATGTATTAAATTCTCAGCTCAAAGAGTTAGAGAAGGAGCAACAAGACCGGAATTAAGTTTTGTGGAATATGATATTTTAAAGAAAAGGAGGGCAGTATGAGAAAAGTAATAATTGTCGATGATTGTGTTCATTGTTTATTAAGAAACAATTGCAAGGAATGGAGACAAGCACCAAAAGAAAGCCGAGTCTATCTATGTTTAGCAGTAGGGAATGATAATCGAATATTGAAAACATGTAAGCTTCCAGACTTTATACAAACAAAGGAAATATCATGACATACCAAGAACAATGGTTCAGGAGCCTTGAGCTTTAAATAAAAAGGAGAAAGATATGAATCAAATGATAGAACATGTGCGGCCAGATTATATCAATAAAGATTTTCTTATAGAGGCGAGTCATAATAATTACCGCGTAGATTTAGGTGGAGAAAGATATTACGTAAGAGTGTTGGAGGATGGAACAGTATTAGGCCCACGTCCTTCATTTACAACAGTAAAGAATAAATGCTCTCCTACACCTTATCCTCTTCTTGCGTGGTATGTAGACCACGGGTTTGAATGGACTAGTAATTACCTGGAACATTCTGCTAATTATGGAACGTACTTCCATGTTCTTTGTGGAAAATATTTAAGAGGTGACACGGTATCTATGGATAATTTGTGGTTCTTGGCGGATATAACAGGATTCTTTGCTAAACAAAGCTTAGATATAGAAGGTTGTTTGAAGTGGGTGCAACAGGAAAAGCGTTCTTTACAAAAAGATTTCTACGGCTTTGCAAGGTTTTGTGAAGACTATAAGATTGTTCCTATTGCTATAGAATATCCTTTGTTTGGTGAAAGGATTGCGTGTACCCTGGATATAGTCTGCAAGATGGAGATCAAAGGTGCGGAGCTGACAGCTTTAATAGATATCAAGTCAGGCTTAAAAAGCTTTTACATGGATCACGAAGTCCAGCTACATACCCAGAAGAAGCTCTGGGAAGCCGAACATCCTGACATTTCTATAGACAAAGTATATAATTACGGCTGTCATGATTACAGGCTACCACTTAAGCCTACAGTGACACCGTACAAACTTAAAGATCAGACTAAAAGTGAACACATTTATCTTATGGAACATTGGTTAAATATTTTTGAAGGCATGCCAAAGTCGGAAACAAAGAAGATAGATTTCGGATTAGATATTACTTTAAATATTAAAAAAGAAGTCCCAACATCTATATTTGAAACTATAGATGTTATGGATAATTTTAAAAAGGAGGAAGTAAATGGCGAATCCACCAGTAGCAAAAAAGAAAATGGGTAGTGTGACATTAAGTCTTTGGGAGAAAGAATGGGAAGGAAAGAAGCTTCTTTCTTATACTTTACAGAAAAGGTATAAGAAAAAAGATAGTGATGAATGGGTGAATACTGAGTTCTTCAATCTTTCAGATTTACCAAATGTGTTAGCTTTAATCCAAGATACTATCTTGAATAACATTAAGAAAGAAAAGGTTGTTCCAAAGGGTGAGCAACCGATAACACCAGATGGATCAAGTCAAGACATACCATTTTAATAACAATGCCCGGTGAAGAAGGCTTCTCTATGTAGCGGAGTTGACCGCGAGGGTTTCACTGGCGTGTGAGCATTCAATTCGTTCGAATCGAGATTGGAGGCCTATCAACTATCATGGAACTGAGTTCGAGTCTCAGGCCGGGTAAATAAAGGAGGAAAGATGAAAATGATACAATTCACAGAAGCACAAGCCAAACAAATGTTTAAAGATATGTATGGTTCATGGAGTATAGGGCAAATTGAAACTTTAAAGAATGCAGGTTACATCAAACAATCCAAGCTTGAAGAAGCAAGAGAACTTAAAGGAAACCCAATACCAGTACTTAAGTCGAGTTCTTCAGATTTGGTTATTATTGAACGCATGAATCAGATTATAGATCTTTACGAAGAAGTAATTAAAGAATTACAGGAGGAGAAACAAGATGAAAGATTATAAAGTATACGTTAAAGATGAAGAAACAAGTAACAGGGTTTATAATTATGGAGTCCAATTAAAGTATAGAGGGAATCGTTATGCGGAGGGTAAATCTTTTTTGTATTTTAATTCCAATGATGATATAACGTTTGATAGTAAAAAGAGTGCTAGAAGTTTTCCATATTTTAAACAAAGACATGGCAAAGAACTAACCCCGGAAGAGTTCCTCGCCCTTCCACTCCCGAAGCAAGAAATAAAAACCGAGCTTGAAGCTGTGGAGATAAGCATGAAGCTTTGGAAATGGTTAATGGAGAATCCTACTAAGGAGAAAGAAGATTATCCTGAGTTTGTATCTTCTGGAACAAACGAAATGCAAGAACATTGCTCTATGTGTGAATATTGGTTTGCAAGGGAGAGAGGAAGGTGTTCAAATTGTATTCTTGGAATAAAAAAGGTTTGTTCAAATATAGAAGCTCTGGGTTGGGCTAATTGGAATAATGGCATAAACAAAGCCCACAACGCAGGACTCATATATCATTGCTTAAAAGACAGGTGTGATGAGCTTAAAGGAAAGAGTGTTAAGCAGTTTGGAGAACCAACAGGTACATTTACAGAATCTTATATAGAAGGCCTAAACCGAAGAATCAAGGATCTTGAAGAGTGGCGTAATGCTCGTTACAGAGAAGAACGAGGCAAATACATAAGTGGTCAGCAACAGGGATTTGGTGGATTTGGTAGACAAGGATATTAAATTTTAATTAAGGCTTGACAAATGACAAGTGTTGTGTATGATGACATTACATTAAGTTATTGATCTAGGACAATAACGAATCATGATTCAAAGACTTGAGGTTTGGACTCCTAGAACTTTCAAAATTGTTGCACTTACAGTGCATCTAACCTTGAAAGTGTCCAAGTCTCAAGTCTTTTTTATTTGGAGGAAGTATGGCACAGCGAAGGATGTTTAGTTTAAGAATAATAGGTTCAGCAAAGTTTTTAAAAATGCCTGTTTCGGTAAGAGAACTATATTTTCAATTGGGAATGAAAGCCGATGATGATGGGATAGTAGAAGCATATTCAGTAATGAAAGCAGTTGGTAGTACAGAAGATGATATAAAAGTATTATCTGCAAAGAATTTTATTAAAATTTTAAATGAAGATTTAGTATCGTATGTTATGGATTGGACAGAACATAATTTAATTAGAGCCGACAGGAAAATAAATAGTATTTATAAAGACTTGCTACTTCAAATAGTTCCAGAGTGCCAATTATTAGAGCAAAAACCAAGAGCAGACACAGGGAAAGTAACTGGACGTCCAATGGACAACCAAAGGACGGCACAGGTTAGGATAGGTAAGGTTAGTTTAGGTAAAGATAGTATAGATATAGAGAAAGACGACAATAGTAATCCCCCTACCAACAGTCCTTTAAAAGAAAAAATATTTTTGCGCGTAAATGTTAAGATGACGCAGGATGAATATAGTAAGTTAGTTGTTAAATTTCCGGATATTGAGGCTAAATTGGACACTTTGTCTGAATATAAGTACAGTAAAGGGGTAAAGTACGCTTCAGACTATCATACTATATTAAGTTGGGCAAGGAAAGATGACAAGAAAACCAAACCTCAAACACAATACCCTGATCTTGCAAAGATGGGAGATGAATATTAAATGAAAGAGTTGCTAAATAAAATACATTTAATTGATTGTATGGATTTAATGGCAAAATTGCCGGACAAGTCTATTGATTTGGCTATTGTTGACCCGCCTTATTTTGAGGAGTATGGTAAAGAAATTTATCCGGGTGCCGCAATATCAACTACAGGCATAAAAAGGAACCGGTTTGAATCTAAACACTGGGATGTTCCAAAAGAAGATTATTTTTTAGAATTAAAAAGAGTTTCAAAAAATCAAATTATTTGGGGGTTTAATTATTATGAGATAAAGAATTTTGGTACAGGTCGCATTATATGGGATAAGGTTAATGATAAAAGTTCATTCTCTAAAGCAGAAATAGCGTATTGCTCGTTGCATAAAAGTGTTCAGATGTTTAGATTTATGTGGAATGGTATGTTGCAAGGAGACATGAAAAATAAAGAAATTCGGATCCATCCCACTCAAAAACCGATTCCCCTTTATAGATGGACATTACAAAAATATGCAAAAGAAGGTGATATTATATTAGATACTCATTGTGGATCTGGCGCTCTTCCTATTGCCTGTATAGAAGAAAAGTTTCAATACATAGCTTGTGAAATAGGCAAAGATTATCACAAAGCAAGCCTTGAAAGAATACAACTTTATTTAGATCAAGGGAAATTGTTTAAATAATAATGACAAAAGATGGGAGATAAATATTGGGAGGAAGGATGAAGAAAATTAGCCAAAAAGAGTTAAGTAACTTAAAGGAACGTGTAATATTTTGGGAGGAAATAGCGAAGCTACACAACGAAGAGGCTAAATATTATCAAGAAGAACTTACAAAGGCACACACTTTACTTGGTAGAGTAATCCATCAAATAAGTGAGAGATGGGATACTGTGAATTTAACAAAATATTATCCGACAGACAACTTGTCTCATAAAAGAACAACAGGAAATCCAAGCGGTAAAAAGAAATGATACATAACAAAGACATAGAGACAGCAACTTTAAGGAGAGTATATGATATTTGATAAACTTCCACCTCAAGACATACATATAGAGGAAGCCTGTTTGTGTTGTGCATTAATAAATAAGCAGTCTTTATTGAAAATTCTTGAGCAATTAAAAGAGGAAGATTTTTATTTAAATACGCACAGAATTATTTTTAATGCTATGCGTGAGCTATACGCAAAGAATGGAGTTGTTGATGCGATTACTCTTACAGCGGAAGTTGAAGATACAAATTTACCGGCTGAATATATAGTTGAACTATTAAGATCAGAGGCAATACCTACCAATATTGATAGTTATATTCAAAAAGTGTACAGTTTGTCGATGAGAAGACGTGGAATACAAACATTAGCTGAAGGTGTAGAAAAACTATATGATCCCAGGGTAAACGTGGAAGACACGACCCTGGATGTTTTAAGCGGGATGTCTGAGGTAGGCGAGAAGCAGCAGCGTAAGATATTTCATATTTCGGAGTGTGAACCGGAAGAGACATTAAAAGAATCTGAAGGTATTAGTACAGGTTTTAAGACTTTAGATAAACATTTAAGCCTGCTTCAGTCCGGGGATATGATTATTATAGCCGCAAGGACGAATGTAGGCAAGACAAGTTTAGCTTTAAATATAGCAAGGAACGTGGCTGAGAAACGGAATGTATTATTAAATTCCCGCGAAGTTACTAAAGAATCTTTAAGGACTAAATTTTTAAGCACAGAAGCAAGGATGCCTTATTACCAGATTAAATATAAGAAATTTGATTTAGATGAATTAGAACGATATAATAAAGCCGTGGAGCGATTAGATAAATTAAAAATTGAAGTTAACGATGTTGATAAGGATATGGATAAACTCGGATTAACGATAGAACGACATCATAACAGAAGACCTGTGGATTTGTTAATTACTGATTATCTTCAAAGATATGAAACCAAAGAAGGCACGGGGATAAGAGAGAAGGTAACTCACATGAGTAAACGATGTAAGGATTTTGCAGTAGATTTAAAAGTCCCTCACATTGTGTTATCACAGTTTTCTCGCGAAGTTGAAAAAGATAATCGAGAACCCAGGTTAAGCGATTTAAGAGAATCCGGCGCAATTGAACAGGATGCTGATATTATACTTTTTATTTGGAATCCTTTGGATGTTCCAAAGATTGAATATGACCGTATAGACGAACAAACAAAATGTTTTGCAATTGCCAAAGGCCGTAATATTCAAATAGGCGGTGGGATAACTATGTTATTTGAAAAGAAGTTTACTTTATTTAGAGATAAATAGGAGACATTATGGCAGAAGACATCAAATGCGTGGCAGGGTGTATACATTTTACAGGACATGAGGCACACCATCATAAAGATTGTCCATATTATCAGGATTCTTTTAGCAAAAGATTTGATGATTTATATAACGATTCTGTAGAATTATTGAAGCAAAAAGACAAGAAGAATAAAAAACTTGAAGAACAAATACAAATAATGGATCTTGTCTGTCGCAGACAAGACACAGTTAAGAACGGGCTGTGTAAAATATGTCGTGATAAAATAAGGAGGAAGTGATGAAAGAATTAAAGATGGGAGATTTGGTTGAGATAAGAACTGTTGGATCGTGGGGAGAAAGAATTTTTATTAAACATGGTTTTAATGGTATTGTTGTTGTGCATCCAAAAGACAGGGGGCGATACTGTAATGGATACGGGTTTGTGAGTAATTTTTTTAGTGGGGGTCAGTGGCGGCGTATAAAAGAAAAAACATATCGTCCTTTTACATGGGAAGAGAGAGATCAGTTGTGTGGCAAGTGGATTAAGCATAAAGATGATGATAATTCGATTTATATGATAATTCAAATAGAGAAAGATGGTATTTATACTGGGGATTTTTATAGGGATTATAAAGAATTGTTAGAGTGGTTCTTCTGTGACATAGAAGGAGAAACGGGACTTCCTGTAGGAGTAGAAGAATGAAAGAATTAAGTCCAAGTGAATATAAGGTATATTGTCCAGAATGCAAAAAAACAAAATCTTGGTTATTCGATGGTATAGATATATTATGCGAAGCACATCATATTGTAGTTACTTTTATTAAAAGAGGAGGAAGGGATGAAAAAAAAGGAAATTGATTTTTGGTTTTGGTTGGTTAGGTTGTTGCCGGAAAAGATAATTTATTTTTGTTTTGTGCACGTTATGGCTTATTCTACAACAGGAAAATATGGTTCAACTATAATGCCTGAATTATCAGGTATGGATGCTATAGACAGATACAGCAAAGACAAAAAGATAATTTAAGGAGGAAACATCATGGAAACTATAATAGTGGGGGCTTTTGTTTTTTTGGTACTTTACATGATAATTATGTTAGGAGATTAATATGTACTATGCTTTAATATTATTGCTAATGCTCACGACTTGTAAGACAGAAATTTTAAAACCGAGTTATGGAAACTCTATCCCGGAGATGGAAGTAAGATACTTACAATTACAGGCCATGACAGGCAGAGAAGTTAGTCAGGTATGGGACAGAATTTTATTTAAATGCCGTTATAAATTAGGAGCAACAGGGCCGGACTTTTATGATTGTGGCACAGGGTTATGGACAGTGCTTCGTCATTTGGGAGCCGTGCACGAACTTATGAATGTTGAGGCATTGTTCAAGAAGTTAGGTAAAAAGAGAAAGAAACTAAAAGAAGTTGAGACTGGAGATATAATCATTTGGAAGTCTGTTAAACCGAAGTCAGGAAAAACAGTGAGGCATGTTGGTATGGTAGTTGACAAGAATTTAAGCTCAGGTATGATAAGATATAGGGATGTCAATGTCAAAGATAATGGAAGTGGTGATAATTGGGTTTCATTTTATAGTTCTAAACTGGATGGTGAGTACAATATGCCTAAGTGCTTATTTATGGGGTTTAATTAATGTTGTTAAATGAATGATCCGTAGTTGCGGGTTAGCAAATTAACAAACGAGAGGAAAAGAAATGAAAGACAAAGAAATATTAAAATGGGTTGATATAAATGTTTCCGAAAGCGATATAGATAATGGAGTAATTGTTGAAATAATTAAGCAGTTTATTAAAGATAAGCCACTAGCAATTTCGGATACTTATGAACTAGATGTAGTACTTTCGGAGCTTGAAGATGCGGGTGTATTTTTCGATGGATATTTTGCATCTAAAATATGTTTGGCAGGTGATATATTGAGCAAGTATTTCATCTAATGTTAGACGGGTGATTAGTAGTTGCGGGTTAGGAGATAAAATTATGAACGTAATAGAAGAATTAAAAAGATGGGATAAAATAATAGATAAAGAGTTGAAAAAAAATGTTGTGGTCGCAGTGCCGAGTGGAGTAATTAAAAAAGCTATAGCTGAGTTGGAAAAAACACCAGCAATTTCGGATACCCGTGAAATGGATGTAGTGCCGAATTATTCGTTAACAGAAGAGCAAATCAAAAAAATTGTGAACCAAACAATAAATGTCGTCTGCAATGCTATTGAATGGCATGGAGAATGGAAAGAAGAATATACAGACGATCTAGTATGTCAAATTAAAAATGATTTAAAATAGGCATTTCATCCATTTCAGGCGTATGTGACGTTGCGTGTAGGAAAATAAAACTTGGAGGATGAAAGATGGATGTATTAGAAAATTTAGATTTGGCATGGGAACACATTGTAGATAATAGTGGTGAACCTCTCGTGACGGATGCAATAACTGAGGCAATAAATGAAATTTTAAAATTACGCCAGCAATGTTCTCATAAGCCTGAATTAGATGTTGTACTTGCGGAGCTTGAGGAAGTGAGTTTTACTCCAAAAGGATATAAGACTGTTGTTAATTATAAAATTGCTAAAGATATATTGAGCAAGTATTTCATCTAATGTTAGACGGGTGATTAGTAGTTGCGAGTAAAGGAGAAAAGATATGAAATTAAGAAAAATATATGAAGACGAAACAGGCGAAAAGGCGTTATATCGTAAAGGAGCCAGTGATTACCATACACTGAAATATGTAACATGGCTTGAGAACAAAGTAGAAGAAAAAACACCAGCAATTTCGGATACCCGTGAAATGGGTGATGTTGCGGAATACGTGCTTGAAGATGATGATAGCAATACATACAGATGTTCAAACTGTGATTTAGAATGGCAATTAACAACAGGGAATCCCGTTGTTAACGAGATGAATTATTGTCCAAAATGTGGATTGAAAATAAAATATTAGTAATTTCACCCATTTCAGGTATATATGACATATGTCTGATATACCGCTATATAGAGTTATATATGAGGTAATAAGCCATGGAAATGCAAAGATGTAAAGGATGTGGGAATATGATGCCGTTAACTACATTTCATATGACCTCTACAAAACATATCTTGGTGAGTGGGCTGGTTAAAATTTATAAATACAGAAGAGCAAAGGCAGTATGTTGCAGGAATTATGGCAGAGGAGTTGGAGGAAAGCAGACAGGCTGGTATAAAGATTTAATACGAAAGAAAAATTTAGCAAGGATTAAAGAAGTAGCTGAAAGGGTAAAGTGGTTGGGGAGAATATGAAAATAGGATTTATTAAAAAGAATGGTGGATTTTTCCCTGTCACCAATCAGGATCTTGAAGATTTTGCCAAGATATCCGAAGGTAAACAGACGATACTTGATGTTAAAATAACTCGTAATGTATTACTGTTTAGAAAATATTGGGCTTTAATGCGTATGGTTTTAGAGAATACAGAAGGCTTCAGAGATAAGGAGCATGTTTCTCATTCTTTACTTATAGCTACGGGTTATTGTGATCAAAGAGTCTTGAGAGATGGTACAAGTTATGTTACACCTCATCATATAAATTGGGAAAGTTGCAGTCCAGAGAAATTTGATGAGATTTGGGATAAGATAATTCCTTATGTTATGGAAGCATTAAAAGTTACAGAGCAAGAGATAAATGATAATTTAGTTTTTTAGATTGAGAGGGAAGATGAAAGTAAATAAATATTATTGTCCTAAGTGTAAAAAAACAATAGAGCGTGAAAGTAATAAGTTTTTAATAAAGTCCTACTGTGAGACTTCTGGAAAATATGCAATAATGCGGAGAAAGTGGAATGAAAAAAGTAATTGATCTTGAAAATGTTAAATTTGTAAGTCTTAATAATAGATATCGCGGTAAGTATCATTTAACTGAAGAGTATAAAGTTTTTAAAGAACTTTTATTTGTAGTAGCTAAACGGATTAAAATAGATCCTCCTTATTCAGTAAGGATAGATGCCAAGTGTTATCATGATATAGATAATTTTATAAAGCCAATATTAGATACATTACAAAAGGTTAAAATTATAAAGGATGATAAGCTGGTGGAGCATTTACTTGTAAATAAAGAGCCAGGGAAAAGAGGGCGGCCGGGAAGGTTGGAGGTATATGTGGAAAGTTTAATATAAATACGGAATAGAGGTGCAGGAAATATGAAAATATGGATAGATCCAAATACTAAATGTGAAAATCCAGATGGTACAGAAGAAAAACCTTTTCGAGATTGTGACGAAGCTATGAAATTATTAGATAGTAAAAAAAATAAAACATTGGATGATTATCATAGGGTATATGAGGTACAGGAGATATGAAGATTATGACAGAATGGGAAGAGGGTACAAGAGGAGATATAATTGATATAGTTGATGGAATATGGAATCACGAAATAGATCAACAACACGCGGAAGATATAATTTTAAAATGGACAAAACAAGAATTAAAAGAACATGGAGATGTAATATTAAAAATTATGTATGTATGTTGTTCTGATGGGCAGAGAGAATTTCTTAAAAAATTAGGAAATTTAGAACTTAGCAAGGGAATATGAAAAAGATTGATATTGATTTATTGGCTGATTTTCATTGGTGCGAATGTTCAAAGAATTGTCCAAAACAGGCAACAGACAAACATCATTTTTTTAGTAAATCACGAGTAAACAAGAAATTGTATGGTAAATTATTAGATAAAGATATAAATATCGGGCTATATAATAATGGATGTCATTTAAATAAACCTAAGAAAAAATTATCAGAAAAAAAGTTCTGCGAGATGTTAGGCATAGAACCAAGATCGAAAGTTTTGAAACAGAAGGAGAAGAGAGATGGAATGGATAAACGTTAAAGATAAAATGCCAAAGGATTACGATTCGGTTTTAATTTATGACCAGCGTGTTGAGATGGCTGTAGGATACTGGAACAAGTTATTTGCTAAATGGTATGGCACTCAAACTCTTATTTTAAGGGAAGTCACCCACTGGAGGCCATTACCGGAGCCACCAAAATGAAATGTCCTATATGTAACAAAGAAATGAAAGTTGTTGATCGCTGGAACATAGAGGAAGAATGTAAAAACCCTAAATGTGAAAGCGGTTATCAGAAATTAAAGGACAGAGGTAGTTCTAATCGTTCCACAGGCTTGTTTTAAGCTACGTAGAGAGGTTTTGTAAAGGTAATCGTAGTTTCATAGGAGGGATAAGTAATTTCGTGAAGATTGCCCCCTGGTATATGCAGCAGGGGGCTTTTTCTTTATTTAAAACTAAGATCTTCGGGGCGTGTTGCTGCTGCGGTATAGTCATTAAAATTATCCCAATCATCGTTGCAATTATAAACAACAAATATCCATTTTATATTCCATGATTTTATTTTTCCAGTTTCAGGCTCTTTGTGGCCGGGATTATAAGATACAAATTTGCCGATGTCGTTTTCTTTTAAAGTTTTTAAGCCTATCATTTTTTTCTCCTTTTTTACTTGACAAATTAGTTTTAGTTTATTAAAGTGTATTTTTAAATTTATTTAACCCCCCTTAGATTTTTAAATTTAGCCCGTCAATCGTAGGCGGGCATTTTTTTATTCTTCTTTTTCAACTGCATCTTTTATAACTTTGGCAACAAAAGATGCCATACTGACTTTATATCCTCCTATGTTATTTATAGACTCAATAACTTTAAGTAATCTTTCATGCAGGTGATTTGAGATGTTGGCGTAAATTGGTTTAGTGTCTTTTTTTCTGGTCATTTTTTCTCCTTTTTTTATTTACCTTTTTTTGTTTCATTTAAAGATTTACATATTTTAATATAGTTTCTATATTCTTTAGATTGTTCTTTGGTGCGGTTGTTTTCTTTTTCTATTTTGTTTGCATTTGTACCCCACCATTTAAAACTATGGATTTCACAGCCTATTTGAACTTGGTTGTTGATGCAGTATATATCATAATCCGATCCTTTTATATGTATATAAATAGAATCGAGATCAGCTCCCCAAAGATTAGCTTCCCTGAGATCAGCTTCCCAGAGATCAGCTCCCCTGAGATTAGCTTCCCTGAGATCAGCTCCCCTGAGATCAGCTCCCCAGAGATTAGCTTCCCTGAGATCAGCTCCCCTGAGATCAGCTCCCCTGAGATCAGCTCCCCTGAGATCAGCTCCCCTGAGATTAGCTTCCCTGAGATCAGCTCTCCTGAGATTAGCTCCCCTGTTCTGTTGTAATGCGTCTTTAATTGATTCATAATCCCCAGACAAAATAGTTTTATCTGTTTTAAAATTTTTAATTGTTATTTTCATCTTTCTTTCTCCTTTTTTTTATTTAAAACGGGATAAACTCTTTTTCGAAATACCGAATTATTGCTTGACGTATTATATAATTATTATAATATACTCCCATGATCTGAGAGTCAAAATATATCGTAGGATCGTTTATAAATTCTGGGTATTGTAATTCCCCGGATTTAATCAGGACTTCTATGTGATGTATCATATCACTTTTAGATGTTTCCATACGATCTTTAATAACCAGGGAAGCTTTCTTTTGTGCTGGAGTTCTTAACTTTTTAACTTTTTTACTAACTTGTAATTCAGGGATATTTTTATGGACTGTTAATTTTTTGTTATATTCTTTTTGTGCTTTTTTCATAGCTTCTTTTAAATCGATATTATTGGCAGTAATGAAAGCCTGAAGCATATCTGGATTATATTTAATGGTTGATTGAAATTCTGCTAATGTCATAATATTTAACCTCTTTTTATTTTTGATTTGCCAGCTTGCAATTGAATGCTACGTCTTGAACGGCTGGCAGGGTGTTATTGATTATTGTACTTCTAAAAGATGATGTACATTACTTAATAACACTTTATCATTATTATGAATATATTTAAAATAACAGTTTCCTTGTTTAAATATAATTTCTCCAATCCATAAATTTTCATTGTCATTATGACTGTGGCCACTATCCATCAAACATTTATTACCGATAACAATATTTATTCCTTTACAATCTTTTAAGTCTGTTAACATTTTATTTTACCTTTTTCCCTGCGATATAACTTAATGATACTAAGTTGTGTTTTTTTGCAAATATCCATTTAGCACTATTCATATTGTTGGCTGAAATTGTCTCTCCGTTTCTTGTTCCTCTAAAATAGATATAATACATGATTATATTCTCCTTTTTTTTATTTATCTTTTGGCATTTGCCAGTATGGATTTTGAATCCGTAATCAATCAAGTTCAGCTCTATACTGGCAGCGTTTAATTTAAGTCTGTTAAGATGTATTCCCCGGAATCAATTTTTGCTTGTGTTTCTTTTTTAGTTTCTCCGAGAAATTGATTTCTGTATTTTCCGGTCGTTACTGAGAAGTCCCATTTGTTGCGGTCAATTTCAACCTTTGAAATATCGTCCCAGTGAGTGATAATGGCGATAACGCTTTTATAGCTTTGGAAAGTGTGTCTTGTTTTAAAATTACCCAAAGCTCCCCGTCCTTCGTCTGTAATAATAAATTGATTGGCTACTGGTTTTCCGTTACTGCTTTCCATGTTTGATACTTTCATAATCTTTTCTCCTTTTATTTTATTTTTGATTTGCCAGCTTGCAATTGAATGCCACAGCATGAAAATGGCTGGCAGGGTGTTAATATGCAACTTGATAATATAGGTATGGGCAACTAGAGACATTATAAATATAGTTTCCGGACTTAATAAGTAGAGCGTCTTTTCCGTAATATTTATCCTTCATTCCTTTTATGCTTCCTGTTGCTGAAAAGCTTGGATATATGGATAAATCGTGAGAAGTTTTTGTTGATAAATATTTAACTTTCATTATACTCTCCTATCTAATTTATTTGATTCATAAATTTTTGTTGCGTCAATGCCATATTCTTTAAAACTGTCTAGTCGGTCGATTCTGGATTTTAACACTTGGAGTTTGTCTTTTAATTCTGTGGATTGTTCTTTTTCGCTCATAATATTTAACCTCTTTATTTATATT